CATGTATGTTGTGTGATGACTACAATAATGTAGTGGTTATAGTTTTGAGAGGAAATCGTTCCAGACCTTCAGCTGAGCCTCAGTGAGGCGCTTCGAAGATGCGTTTTTAATTTCAGTCTCGTACTTTTCAATTTGCTGAGCCTTCAGGATGCCATTGTCCCAGACCCATTCAACGCCTTCCATGATGCCATTTACAAAGGCCTCAGGGGCAGAAGGATCCTGGACGATGTCCACAGTGGCGAGAATAAAATCTTCTGCGACCTCCATGATACCATCCTTTGATTGCTTCAGACTTCCCATACCGCGAGTTGAGACACCTAGCTGAACGCCGCCTTCCATAAGGCCTTTCACAATCTTACCCATCGGCGTGTCCAGTATCAGTGCCTTTCCGACAACGTTGTTCCCGTCCCACTTGAGTTCGGTAATACGATGCGAAACTTTGTCCAGGTTTACGGTCGGACCGTCCGGGTGATTCAACTCTCCGACCGCACGGCCGGTGTTCACCTGCTCTTTGATGTACTTGTCAACGGCTGGAGCCAGCACGCTGCGAGGATAGCGACGCTTGTTGCGGTTCGCCTTCTCGGCTTGCATGAAGATGCCGTGCAGGTACGACTTGCTCTGACCGCCCTGAGTTGCCTCAGACAGTAGAGAGATTTGTGAGTCGATGTGTTCGGCGATGAGCTTCATGTCTATTATTCTGCAAACGTATGCAGAGCTGAGAGTTTTTCGTGGTGATCAGCCATCTGATTGTGGTAATCACGGAGAGCTGCAAAACCGCCTGGAGTCGCTTCGGCCTGCTTTGCCAAATTGCGATGCTTAGCAGCAGTATCCTTATGAGCTGCAGCTGCCTGCGCATGCGTTTCTCCATGGAAGAAAGCGTCATGCGATGCGGCATGCGCTGCGTCGCCAGCGACGCGAGCACTGTGAGCCTCTGCGCTATAGTGAGTGGCTTCGTTAAGACTACGGACTGTTTCGAAAAAGTTCATGGTCTTGTGTTTACTTGGCTGCCTTGTTGTAGATCTGAGATGCCACTACGACCTTCTGCGAGTCCAGGGCACCATTGACCTTCTCGGCCATTGATGCCTTGAAGGCGGCCTCAGCAGCACCGGGCTTTCCGGTACGGAGGGCGTTGAGCATATCTACGGTTGGATTGTTCATCAAAGTGATTGTTTCTATTTATAGAGTTGCTAATTTCAGCGGATTAGTAAATCTCTCTCCACTGTAGTGTCGCCCAGACATTTGCATTCGCTCCAATGGCTCTACCAGTGAGGACATAGATCTCGCTGTCGGTGGATGCCATGTTCTGGACGATAAAGTTCTTCTTTGCGCTTGAAGGATCGGCCAATCCTGCGGATCCCATACCTTTATTGCTACCTCCCGGGCTACTGGTTCCAACGAATCCGGCATCGATGGCATCTCCTCCGCTGATAGCTGTGGCTAGGAGAGAGTATTCGACCGCGCTATCATTCGATACGCTGGTCCATGTAGGGCTTGACAGCGTAATAGAACTTAATCCTGGGAGCTTGATCAGCTTCCAGATCACCGGATTTGTTTCTGCATACAGAGCGATGTTTCCCATACGTACTACAGCACGATTTGCATAGCTTCTGAAGGCCGACTTCAGGCGTATAGCTATGACTGGGTAATCTCCCGTAGTCGGGACGGTCTGAGCTACGACGCCTCCGTCAAGAGCCCAATCGATACCGGTCTCTACGTATCCTCCCTCCGAGACCACAGTAGAGCAGATCTGATCAAAGTATCCACCAGTCGTGGTGCCAGTGTTCAGGATCTCGCAGCGCACTGGGAGATTCGGATTGCTCATGTAGACAGCCTCGAGCACGTTGCTATTGTAGAACTCATGGGCGACCACAGTCTTGCCATTGTGCACGAATCCGCAGCGAACTCTACCGACGCCTAGCCATTGGAAGTCAATGAAGATGATCTGAGTCTTTGTGATGTCCAGGTTGAATTCGCTTACTCCCGTGCCGTCGCACTTGTCCATGTTCCAATTCGCCTGAGTGATCTTACGTGTACTGTCCGGCGTACCACTCGTATTGGTGCGGATCACGAAGCTGAGGGTTCCGTCTCCCTCTTGCTGAAAGTAGATACCGTCTAGATCATCGTAGTATCCGGTGCGCTTTGTGACATTCGGCACCGCAGCATAGAAATTGATCGTGCTCTTGATCAGCTGGCTTTTTCCAGGCATGTAGTTGTGATACAGCTTGGTCTGGTGAACTGCACGGCTTGTGGTATTGCTAGTGGTAGCCAAACGCGCACACGCCTTATTTGCTGAGTGAGTCACCGTTCCACCATTGGCGAGGAGATCTACGAAGTTTGGATCGATACCGTAGGTGTGCTTGTAGTCCCCAAGGGTAAACTCGCTGGAGACACGAAGACGACCGAATGCGTCTGCAGCAGCCCCGTCGACAGTCGCCATCTGGACTGGAAACGGGTTGCTGGAGGTGACAACGTCTCCGGCCTTGCCGGATGCAAGCATTACGATCTCGTAGCGCTTTTGGCCGTCTATCTTGTCGAGCGGTACGATGTATTGTGCCATGGCGGGATCCTGTGATTAGACTTGTTGATCAGTTTCTGCAGAAATATCCTCGACTCCAGATCCAGTATCCATCTGAGGGTTCTCTAGCATCTTCTGTGCATTCAGCTCAGAATCTTCCTGCATCTCTTGTTCCAGCTGCTCGATGTCCTCATCGGTCATGCGCAGGACATGGCGGCGAACCCAGTTCTCTGAGAAGTACTTTCCAACGTACGGAGTGATGTTATTCAGGAGCTGAATTCGCTCATTCATTAGCTCAGACTCCTTCAGCTCGGTGAAGTAGTTGTCCTTGCGGAAGTCGAAGCGTAGTGTCTCCTTGAGCTCAGGCCAATCCTCTTCAGTGATGACTCCCTTGAGTACAAGCTGGACTCTGAGAAGTTCAGTAAACAAGGCAGAGAACTTCTTGCGTAGCTTGTCAATGAACTTCTGGAACTTAACCTCGTCACGGCTGATCTCTGATGCCTTGCCGAGGTTGAACCCGTTCTGCGGATCCATACGGGTCACCGGAACGTTCAGCGCATTGAATAGCTTCCTCTGGAAGAAAAGGATGTCATCAATCTGAGATAGGTTCTCTCCGCCCGGAAGAGTCGTGATCTCTGTACCACGACCGCCCTCACGACGTGGCAGCCAGAAATCTTCTAGCATGCTCATGTGCTTACGGTCGTCACGGATCTCTCCAGTGACGGCATCATAGACCAGCTTGTTACGGTACTGGTTCATGATGTGGCGCATGTACTCTTCGGCCTTGCCCTTTGGCAGGTTGCCGACATCGATGTAGAAAATACGGCGCTCAGGGGCACGGGAGAGGCGGTAGATGACTAGAGCATCTTCCATCATGCGCAGCTGATTGACCGGCTTCAGCGCCTTGTGCAGAGGAGACAGAACACGCTTGCGGCTGGCATCCAAGATTCCAGATGGAACATAGCAAATCGCGTCCTTGTTGATCTTGAGTCCGACATCCGACTTCTGAAGACCGCCATCCTGGTACAAGTAGTACTCATCAAGCGTCTTGATGACACGGGCGCCAGTGGCTGAATCGGTCTCTTCCTTGATCTCACGTACCTTTCTGATACGGATGGCATCGACTGCACGAAGTTCAAGGATTCCTTCGTCGCGGTTCTCCTCATCGACGATGATGTGGAAATACACTCTACCGTCAACGTACCAACGGCGGAAAATATCCTGTCCATTTATGTTGAAATTGAGGAGCTGGCAAATTCGATCGAACTCTGCCTTGATCTCCTTCTTGATAGAATTGGGTTGATCTAGATCGTCCAGGTTGATGTCTACTGGTGCCTCATACTCCTCGTGCACGATAGACTCATTGACGATATCCTCAATGGCGCTGTCGCACTCCGGCATTTCAGCGGCCACACGATACTTGCGGATGAGATCGACATCCGTCTTTGCTGCGTCACCTTCCAGGTCGAGATACTGACCGTAGTATCCACCTGCAGCGATCGCTGTAGAACCATCATCTGCGGTCGGCGGGACAAACGACGCCGGCTGTTCTTCCTGATTCTTTTTACGGATAAGGTCCCGATCTTTACCCGGTTGAACTCGATCTAACGTAAATCCGAAGAATTGGAGAGCCATGATGATGTATTGTGGTCAGTCTAAGAGAAAGCGTGGGAGGAATACGAATATTGCCTCCCACGCCATATTTATTAGAAAACCGAACGATTAGTTCGTGGTGCTTGATTCCCAGTAGGTGATCTGGAACTCTACGCCGAACTCTTCGATGGTGTTTTCAGCATCGTAGCTGAGATCGATGGCGCTGAGGCTTGATGGCCAGCAACCACGGATGTCGTAACGCTTCAGAACGGCGCCTTTACGATCCAGCTGTTCAACAGCGAGATCTGCAGCGTACACCGAAGGATTTACTTCGCCGGTGTTCTGAGTGTGCGCATTGATGCCGTTCATCCAACGCTCGAACGCATTACGGAGATCGAACGTGTTATCGTTGATGACCGTGACGCCCCATGGTTCGAACGAACGATCACCAGCGATCTGGATCTGACGACCGCGGAACGGGACAGTGATCGGAGCGATGAGGGATGCCGGAAGAGCTGCAGCCTTGATCATGAAGGATGCGAGCTCGACGTTACCACCAGCATAGGCAGGGAAGTTGCACGTAACCTTGAAGAGGTTATTACGTGCTCCGCCCCCGACTAGCTTTGACTTGAAATCATTGATACCTAGATTAGCCATGTTAGTATTCTCCTAGTTAATTATTTACCAACCAGTTCGGAGAAGTCAACACCAGTGCGTGTAGCAATGAAGAGATCGGAAG